ATAAAACGAGTAATAAAAAGAACTATGAGAATAACCAGTTGACAAATAAGAAAAAACGTAGTAATATTAACAGATAAGAACCATAGGAGATCTATATAATGAAATTTTCTGAGCGCACTCTCACTATCCTCAAAAGCTTTTCAAGCATTAACAAATCTATCTTGATGAAAGAAGGTAATGTTCTTAAGACTGTTACCCCTGAAAAAACTCTTATTGCCATCGCAGCGATTCCAGATCAGATCCCAGCTCAAGCTTGCATCTATGATTTGTCTCGCTTTTTGTCAATTTTGAGCCTCTACAAAGACCCCGATGTCGAGTTTCATGATAAATACTTTATGATTAAGGACGGCAAACAACGTACAAAATATGTGTATGCCGATATCTCTATGATCCACGCAGCTCCTGAAAAAGAAATCAAAATTCCTTCTTCAGACGTTGTAGTAAATGTATCTTGGAATGATATGCAGTCTGTTATTAAAGCAGCTGGTGTTCTTCAATTTACTGAAGTTGCGTTTGTTGGTGAAGCCGGTAAGATCTATCTGAAAGCCATGAACAGCGCACAAGAAAATTCTGATGATTACGGTGTTGAAATCGGTGAGACATCAGATGAATTTAAGATTATTATCAAAACAGATAATCTTAAGCTCTTGCCTCAGGACTATCAAGTTACTCTTTGCGCAAAGGGTATCTCTGAGTTCAAGGGCAGCGACGTAACTTATTACGTTGGTATTGAAACTAAGTCGACTTATAAAAAAGGATAATTGAAATGAGTGAACAAGAAAAAGTACAGCTTTCGCTGCAAGATATCGCAACAGTAATTCAAATGATCGATATCACTTCTCGCCGTGGTGCGTATGAAGGTCGTGAACTTGCCGGTGTTGGCATGCTTCGCAATAAGTTTGAAATGTTCCTTCAGCAAAATGCACCACAAGGTGAAAAGCCACAAGGTGCTATGCCGGCCGCAGTTCCAGAAGGACCGCTTGCTGACAAGGTTCAAGACTAATTGAAGGGGCGTAAAGCCCCTTCTTACTCCTTATATTATGAAAATGGTGATGCATGTCTATTGACACAAAAGCAAATGAAGTACTCTGGGTCGAGCGATACAGACCTCAGCTAATCAAAGATACTATTCTTCCTGAAAAAATGAAAACTACTTTTCAGAAGTTTGTATCTGACGATTCAGTTCCAAACCTTCTTCTTACTGGTGGGCCGGGTGTAGGTAAAACTACAGTCGCAAAAGCCATGCTTAAAGAAATGGGTTGTGATTATATTGTTAAGAACGGTTCACTTAATGTGAACATCGATACTCTCCGTTATGAAATCTCTACGTATGCATCAGCGGTATCTCTTACCGGTGGCCGCAAATATGTTATCTTCGATGAGGCAGATTACCTTAACGCTGCATCTGTTCAGCCAGCACTTCGTAACTTCATCGAAGAATATTCTTCTAATTGTGGTTTTATCTTTACGTGTAACTTTAAAAACCGCATTATCCAACCACTTCGCTCTCGCCTTTCAGAAGTGGATTTTACTATTGAAACTAACGATCGTCCTGCTCTTGCTGCACAGTTCTACAAGCGAGTTCGTGCCATTCTCGACCAAGAACAAGTAGAGTACGACAATAAAGTAGTTGCAAAGGTAATCGAAAAACACTTCCCGGACTTCCGTCGCGTACTGACTGAGTTGCAAACTTATGCGGGGTCTGGCAAGATTGATGAGGGCATTTTTATTAATCTTAAGCAAGAGTCTATGGATGAGCTCTTTAAGTTGCTTAAGGAAAAAAACTTTACTGAGATGCGTAAATGGGTAGGCAAGAATTCCGATCAGGATATGAACGAGATGTTCCGCCGTATCTATGACATGTCAACTGATAAAGTTCAACTCAAGAGTCTTCCTGGGTTTGTTGTAACACTTGCTGATTATATGTACAAAGCAAACTTTGTTGCTGATCTTGAAGTCAATATGGTTGCCTTCTTAACTGAGGTGATGATCGAGGCAGAATACAAGTGAGTGATTGGTTTAAAAGACTGGTACATAAAAACACAGAAAATTGCATCTTCTGTGAAAAACCAGTTGACAAGAAGACCGTATATACTATAACTATAGATACAGCAGATGGAGCTCACACTGTAAAATCTTGTGAACCGTGTGCTCTTGACTTTGATAAACTACTAAAAGAAATTGAAGAAGCTCGCAATGACATTACCTGATGAAAGAGCTAGGTCTGTTCAACAAACAGAAACATTTCTAAAGGCTCTTATTGATCCTAAGGAAACTCCTCGTGTTCCTGCGTATGTAAGAGAATGGGCAAGCAGATGTCTTCGTCATTATCCATCTCAATATGAAATGGAAAGAGCAGCTCGAGAATATAAGAGAGTTTTTGGAGAACCCAATGAGTGATATCAGTCCTTTTGATTTTATGAACGCAGTGTCGTTCGATAAAAAAGATCTTATTCGTGATAATGAGAACCCAGAATTTACTGAAAAGCAATATAATGCGTATATCATTAATCGTGGCTTCTCAAATTTTGAGGATACTATTCTACACGCGAATGAGATGAACATGCGAGCTCATCTATTTAATGACGCACAGTTCCGTTATTATCTCGGTGCTCTTCGTAAACGTAAACGCTTTTCAAAGTGGTCTAAAGCCGAGAAGAGTGAAGACCTTGATGCCATTCAACAAACGTATCAATGCAATCGTACAGTAGCTAAGATGTATCTCAAAGCTCTGTCAGAAGACGATCTAAAATCAATCCACGAAAGGTTCACGACTGGGGGACCATCGAAATAATAAATATTACGATGGTCATGGTGAACATCAGCATTATAAAAACAATAAGAAAAGGTGCTGTGATTATGCAAACTGAAAATATTTTTAAAGGGGTTGGTATCGAAATCTCTCTTCCTTCACCAGATAGTTTTCTTAAAATAAAAGAAACACTAACTCGTATTGGAATATCTTCTCGTAAAGAAAAAAAGCTATATCAAACTTGCCACATTTTACACAAGCAAGGTAGATATTCAATTTTACATTTTAAAGAGTTGTTCATTCTCGACGGTAAGAAAGATACATTTACCGACGAAGACAAAGGAAGAAGAAATACAATCGTAAATCTTCTCGAAGAGTGGGACTTAATCAAAGTTGTCAATACAGAAGAAGCGCAGGATCCTGTTGCTCCTCTCAATCAAATTAAGATTTTATCTCATAAAGAAAAAACTAATTGGACTCTTGAAGCAAAGTATAATATAGGAAAAAAATAATGATTGAAGTGAAAGTCTCTATTCAACATGGAGAACGTTTGAAATCTTATAATGCTTGGAATAAAGAAATGCCTATACTCGTAAAAGGCATTGGAGGTAATAAAGATTCGTTTCAATTGCCTCCAATGATCCGAGTGGTCATTCCTACAGACGCAGCATTAGAATTAACAGATTTAATTGCTATTGCCTATTCCCATCCAGAAGCAACTTTTAAACACGCTTTGGTTTTAGCCGGCGGCCCTCAGCCTATTAACACTTCTGGAAAAGTAGAACTTGTTTTGCAAAACATGTCTGAAAGCCTAGTAACAATTTCTACTGGTGATTTGATAGCATATATTATGAAACCCATGTGAAGGAAATAAAGTGATTAAGAAAATAGCTTTAGGATTGCTTTTGTCTACTAAGACTGCATCTGCACAGGATGTTATTTTTACAGCAGAGCAATACTGTTCATCGCACTCTGCTATTCAGCAAGCAGTTGCAACTTATGACGAAGAAATTCTTTTTAGCGGAAAAATATTTCAAAATCATATTCTCGTAGGTTCCATGTGGTCTGAATTTGTATTTTCAGTAAATCAGACCACTGGTTCCTGGACTCTTGTAAATCTCGTAGACGAAGACACCGCGTGTTTTGTTGCGAGTGGAAAAGATTTTAAACCATATTCTAAGTGATATTTTAAAAAGTATTATAAATAGATCGTAGGTGCCTTTAAGGACCTACTAATAAATCATCTTGCTTAATAAAGGAGATAGCAAATGGAAAGTAATACACGTAGAATTAACACAACTGTGTTCCCTGACCCACTTTTTATCGGCTTTGATAAAATGTTCGATAAACTAGCATCAGCTACACCTGGTCAAACAAACAACTACCCTCCATACAATATCGTAAAGACCGAAGATCACAAGTATGAATTGCAACTTGCAATTGCAGGATTTAAAATCAACGAGCTAGATATTGAACTTAAAGATGGAGTTCTTCACATCGAAGGTAAAAAAGAAGTAGAAGAAACTAAGAATTATCTTCATAAAGGAATCTCTGCTCGAGCATTCCGCCGTGCCTTTACACTAGCGGATACTATTGTTGTAAGAGGCGCAGATCTTGCTGACGGCATTCTCACTATCAATCTAGAAAATATTATTCCAGAAGATAAAAAGCCTCGTAAGATTCTTATTGGGCGCAATGCTCATTCGAAAGAAGAACTAGGACTACTTACTGAATAAATAACCTGGCCAACCGGAGGATAATTATTATGACGTGCATGCCATACGGTTGGCCTTTCACCACACACAACACAAGGAGAACTACAATGAAAATGATAGTAAACTATTTCCAACAAGCTAAGAAGACTTTCACTAATACTGTTATCAAAGATCCTGAGCTTAACGAAATGGCTCACAAGTATATTGAAGCGCAAACACAGTTTGCTAATATGCTGCTCGATAACACTGAATGCATGATGAAATATTCATTTGATAAAATGGCGAAGGGTTCTAAAAATGAGCAATAAGAACCCATTCGAAATCCGTGCAGAAATTCTTCAGCTCGCAAAAGATTATATGGACCAGCAATATCAGATGAACCTTATGTTCGCTGAAAAGATGATGGAACAAGGTAAGAAAACCGCAGAAGAACTACAAGAATCATACAAGCTTTATTCTATTGAAGATCTTACGAAAAAAGCTCAAGAGATGTATTCTTTCGTAAGTAAGAAGGACTAACTTATGTTAGATCCAGATCACACATATCTTCGCTATCTTTCTGAAAAGAAAAAAGGCGGCAAATAATGTGGCCTTACACTGAAGAAGAGTTAGATTTCATAAACGGTAAAAAGAAATAAATTAAAGGGACCGAAAGGTCCCTTTTTTAATTCGCCATGAGTGGAAGACCGTATGGGTTAGATGAACCAAATAATCCACCACCGCTTCCACTACCACCTCTAATAGATACCTGATTAACGCTCTTACCACCAGTTACGTTATTTACAACCGGAGATACATTAGTTGGAGCATTAACGACTACTACTGTAGTACCAGACCCCGCTCGAGAAATTTCGTCTATTCTTCGTTGAGCAGCATTTTCAGATTCTACTAATGAGTCTACCATGGCTTGATATGCAGCTCTTTCGCCGGGTCTTTCTACGATGGATCCGCGGCCGCCTCTTGGAGTTCCG